GTCGATCGTCGTCGTCGTGCTCAAGGATCCGCCCGCGCCATCTAATGTCTGATAGCTCACGCCTTGGTAGTACGCTTCACGATCCGCCGCGCCCGTCCCCCGGTGAACCATAGTCATATGATACGGATCATTGACGACACGGCTCGCATAGGACGTCCCGAAACTAAACCCGGTCAACCTCTGAAGCGGAACGTTAATGTCGCACCGCCAATATGTCTGATTGTCCCGAAGCCGCGAAGCCCGTGTGGACCCGCTTTCGTCCAGTTTGACGAAGTAGTTCCCGAACGTCAGATCACCAAGCGTTGCGCCGGTCAGGTTCACCGCCTCCGCCACGAAAGCGCCGTTCCCGGACGGATTGGATTTCGTGTCGAAATAAGCGTCGTGAACGATCTGCGCATTGTTCGTTTGAACGAGCGTTTGTGTCGGATCGATCCAGTTCCGAAGACACGCGTCGTCGTCGGCCCCGACAATGTTGAACCAGTCAAGCTGTGTGTGGATCCCGTTGTCGACCAGAACCTTCATCAGATCATTGATCGCCGTCTTCCGCGCTTCGGTCTGCGTGTTCGTCATCTGCGTTAGCAGTGTTTCAGTTTCAGTGATCAATGATTCGGCGACCGTTCCGTCGGACGTGATACCAATCGCCCCGATCGAATTCGTGGCATCGCCCGTGATACCGTTCGCGACCGTTCCGGACGACGTGACCCCAACTTCCGCGATCGAAGATCCAAGCGTTCCCGTGACGCCGTCGGCGACGTCCCCGGACGACGTGACTTGGACCGCGCCAAGCGCGATCGTCGCATCCCCTAGGATGCCATGCGCAACCGTGCCGGATGCCGTGACGCCAACGTCGACAGACCCGACCGTCGTTCCCGTGACGCCATCTGAAACCGTACCCGCTCCGGTGATCCCGACTTCGACGGTCCCGCTCGCCGTTCCGCTGATCCCGTCGCTGACAGTGCCGGTCGAACTGACCCCAATCGCTTGAATTGATTCTTCCAGGTCGGCGGTTATTCCGTCGGCGACAGTCGCGTTTGACGTCAAGCCGACGCCGATCGCCTCAGTCAGATCGCCCGTGATCCCGTCCAGAACAATCCCGCTTGAAGTGGACGTCACCTCGCCAAGCGATAGCGTCGCGGATCCGGTCACGCCATCGGCGATCGTTCCCGACGCGACGGATCCGATTTCGACTGTTTCGACTAGCGTCCCGATCCGCTGATCCGTGACGTCGCCGTCGGACGTGACGCCGACTTCCGCGACAGAAGATCCAAGCGTTCCGGTGATCCCCGGATTGACCGAACCGGACGACGTAAGGCCGATCGATCCGAGTGACGCGGAAAGCGCTCCGCTGATCCCGTCGGCGACAGTCGCCGCGCTCTGCGAAGTGATCTGACCAAGCGTGATTATCGCGTCGCCGATCAGGCCATCGGCAACCGTGCCGGACGCGTCAACCGTGATCAATCCGATCGATCCCGTGGCGTCGCCCGAAACGCCTTCCGCGATCGTTCCGGAAGCGGTCAGGCCAATTTGCCCCACAGAAGCCGCCAGATCGCCAAGAATGCCATTTTCGACCGTTCCCGTCGACGAAACCAGAACTTGCGCTATAGACCCGCTTAAATCACCGCCTAGGCCGTCTTCTATCGTCCCCGTCGACGACAGTGTGATCACGCCGATCGATCCGGTCAAATTGCCTTGCGTGCTATCCTGAACCGTGCCGTCCGAACTGATCCCGACAAAAATTGTTGCTTCCAGGTCGCCGGGTGTGAATTCGCCAAGGATCCCCGAAGCAGTGAGCCCGACCGTGATCGTCGAAATCGTGTCCCCGATCCAAACTTGCGGTTCAATGTCAATGTCAAATTCGACGACCGCGTGACGGACGCCGTCGATCGGATCCCGGAAGAACCGGGTTTCGGAATAGAAACATGAAACGATCCGGTGTTCGGCGACGTCGAATTCATTATCGTCCAGTGCGGCGATGATCGCGCCTTCGATCTGCTTCGCCTGATCGAACCCGCGTTCATTCGTCCAAACATGGCAATTGAACCGGACCCGCTTCGCCGCCAATCCCTGAACGCCGACGTCTAGGCTGTCGCTATCGCCGATCGACACATAGGGAAGCGACGTGTCCGATCGGGTCGCCCCTTGGATCCGACCGTTCCGAACGCCAAGGATCCCGGTCAGCGTCGCGTCACTGGCGAGCAAGTTCCCGACCGCATCCTGAAGAAGCGAAAGATCAATCCGACGCGCCATCTTATTCCAGTTCCACTTCGAATTCGATTTCGCCGTGTCGGACCCCTTGCGTTAGGCCCCGCGAAAATTGCGAGCGATAATGGAAACAACTTACGACACGATGACCGACAACGCTGATCGGTTCGTCATCGAATAGCGCGACAATGTGGCTTTCGATTTGCTTGTTCAGCGTGAACCCTAGTTCCTGCGTCCAAACATGGATTTTCATTCGGACGGTCCGCGCCGCCAATCCTTGAACCGAAGCGTCGATCACGAAATCGTCGCCTAGAGACACGTAAGGGAATTCGACGTCAGACGACGTTGCGCCTTGGATCCGTCCAACCCGGTCGCCTAGCAGGGTCGTCAAACCGGCGTCGTCCGCCATCATGGTTCCGACCGCTGTCTGAAGTTTCGACTGATCAATGTTCTTCGGCATTATTTTTTCGTTGCGCGCTTCGATGCTTTCTTCAAGGCCCGTCCGTTCCGCGCCGCGAACGATCGCTTCATCGCCCGGTAGGTCGTGAAGAAGAACGGTTGCGCTTGCATGTGCCGGGTTCCGAATTCGACGAAGCGCGCATAAAAGCCCTTTGCCTTATTCACGCCCGCGACGACGCGGAAGATCGACATGTCGGATCCGGGCGCTTCGTAATAGCGGATCGTGTCTTCAAGTTCGCCGCTGTCTTTTTCAACCTGTCGCCGCGCCTCTTTGACCATGAATTGCGCGTTAGTCTCTGCCGCTTTCGTCAGCTCTTGGCGCACCAAGACGGGAAGCGAATTCATACGCTTCGTCCAGCTCTCTAAATTCCGGATCCTTACTTTCCCTTGCATCGACCTTGCTCCCCTGCGGTGGATCCGCGACTTCGGCGACGCCCGCCGCTAGCGCCTTGCGCGCGCATTGCCCGCGAACCCGGTAAGTTTTCCCGGCGAGGTATTGGACCGACGTCCGCCGATCTTCGTCCGGGACGAACGTCCAAGTCAGATTGAATTTAAGCCATTTTCCTTCGTCAGCCATGCGGACGGTTCCTTTCTGCTTCGATCACAAGAATGTTCCCGCGAAAGTCTGGATCCGTGACCTTCGTCACGTTGTAAGTTTCGCCAGAACGAAGGTTTAAGACCCGATCGTTCGACGAAAGATTTTGAAGTGCGGTTGATTTCCGCACATGGATTTCGATCAGATTGATCCCGCGCAATGCGTCGGCGATAACCTGTTCGCCGTCGCCGGGTCCATTGATCGTTTTGATGTAAGCCGCACACGTCGCCAAAGCTTCCCACGCCTCGGACCCGGACGAATACCCGCCCGAAGCCTGAAGCAATTGATCGAACCGAACGCGATCGCGCATGTCCCCGGCTCTTAGCGTTTGGCGGCGATCTCTCATTAGGCGACCCACTTCGTCCGATAAGGTTCAAGCAACGCGTTCACGCCGAACGGGAATTCCCGAAGCCGTAAATCAGTGACCGCTTCCCGGTTCGAATACATGGATCCGGCAAGCAATTTGATTGCGTGTTTGATCGCCAATGGAACGCCCGCTTCAGTGTCCGCGCCCGCCGTAAACGTGACCCGAAGCGCGTCGTCGCGTTCGGTCGTGTAGTCTGGCCAGACCTTGCCCGGTGCCGGACGAAGAACCTTGAAGCCGTCATTCTGATCCAAGACGGCGAAGTCGGCGAGTGTTGCCGTCTGAAGCGCGAAGTCTTTGTCGTAATACGTGACCGCCGTCACGGCATTGATCGGCGGCATTTCTAACCAGATCACATTCGCCCCGTTCGGACACGGTTGCGACTGGATCCAAGTCTGAACCATGATCGCGCGTTTCGTCTTCTTTTCGATTTGATCGACGACCGCGCCAAGGATTGCGGTCAAATAGGCGTCGTCGTCATTATGGTCGATCCGAAGATGAACTTTCAGATCCGCGACTGAGACGGGAAGCGCGGCGGCTTCGACGGTTCGGTTCAAGATAGGGCGCAATTGATCCACCTCTTTAGCTTTCTTCGTCGGCGGCTTTCGTCACTTTCTTAGCGGTCGTTTTTCGTCCGACGACTTTCGGTTTTTCGGCGTGTCCCGCCTTGATCAGATCTTCGCCGATCAGCTTCGAAACTTCGATCGGCTTATCCGACTTGGAAAACGAAATCGAACGTTTTTGTTCTGGATCGAATGCGACACACGGCGTTGTGATGATAATTTTCATGGTTCTGCCCTTCTAGAAAAATGGGGACCGAACCGAAGTCCGGTCCCCTCCGTCACTCACTAGGAACCGCCGTTAGGCTGCGGCCATAGTAAGCTTTTTCAATGCCGTGTTGTTCAGGATTTCGCCATCAAATCGCAAGAATGCCATAAGGCCGATTTGAAGGTTATTCATGAACTTTTCGCGGAACGGAACGATCTGAAGATCGCTGACCTTCCGGACGACATAGCGGCTATGGTCGCCGAACAGGATCGGCGTCGCGCTGGCGACAAGGTTCGGCATCGCTGAGTTAATGTCATAACCCTTACCAAGCAATGTTGACGGCTCGCCGACGCGAATGTCGCCCATTTGCCACAAGTAATTGCCGTCGCCGTCCTTGACCTTCCGAAGCGCTGCTAGAGTCGTATCATTGAACTGCCATTTACACATAGGCGACCGACGATAGGCCGGATCGACTGAGTGAAGAAGATCGATCATTTCGTCAGAAGTGACCGCTGTCGCGGCGGTTGCCGTGGTCCCTGCGCCCGCTCCGGTCAAAATGCCTTGCGGCTTTGAAGATCCGTCGCCGTTCGTCAGAACGTCGTTCACGGTCCGACCAAGCGCTTCGCCGAACAATTCCGCAAGCAAGCTTTCAACATTGAAGAAGCTGTCTTGAAGCAGTTCGATCGAAATCGGGACGATCGGCGAATTATAAATGTACGCGTCCAGCTCTTTGATCCCGATGACAGGGTCGCCCGTGCCGTCGTTCGTGACCGCGCCGCCCTCAGTGTGAAGTTCGCCGCGCTCTGCGGTATAGTTCAGCGTTGGCCACGGGATCTTGTTCCCGGTCGCAGTGCTGATCTGGCGTGTCGTGCCAGCGCGCCACATAGCGCCCCAGTCTTCAAGCTGCTTATCAATCTCGCCTGAAAAGCCTTCAGGAACCAGATAGCCGCCATCTGCCGGGGTGCCGACGTTCATGGCGCGTTGCTGGATCTCGTTCTGAAGACCGTGACCAGTGCGACCGTTGCGCTCTTGAAGCATTTCGCGCCCGCGCTGCGAAAGCGTGTTTGCGCCGTTCGCCAGAACATGACGGAACACTTCTTCGTAAGTGATCGCGACTTCGTTCTGATTGCGGTTTTCGCCCGCTTCCGGTGCATCCGGACGACGGTTGCGCGCTTCGTTTTCAAGCGCCTCGAATTCACGCGCTTCGGCGGCTTCAAGCTTTTGCTGCCGGGCATAATCGGCGTCGATCTTGTCGATCTTCAGCATGATTGCGTCGTGTTGCGCTTCCAGTTCAGCGGCGCGCGCTTCCGTGGTGTCGTCTTTAATGTCCGCGAGTGCGGCGCGCGCTTGCGTTAGCAGTTCGCCGCGCTGTTCTTGGAGTTGGGTAAGGGTTTTCATAATGTCCTATCCTCTGGTTTTACATTGGGCGCGTTGACCCGCTTTCATCTTCATTCGCGCCCGACGCACTGCGTTCGGAACCGAATTCTGATCCTTATAACGCTGAAAACCGCGAAGTCCGATCTCGGTGCTTTCATAGGCCGGTGTCGTGACGATCGACACGTCATAAAGACGCGCCTGCATGACTTCCCGAAGCGGTAATTTGCGCTCGTCTTCGGCTTCCGTCCAAGCCTCTTTTTCGATCCAGAACCCGAACGACATTTTGTCCAGATCGCCGCGTTCCATCTTCGGGATAATCCGCTGAACGTCTGGATCGTTCGGATCCAGTTCGGCGCGCATGAACAAGCCTTTCTTGTCCTCTTTTAACTCTAAGGATCCCGACCGGGTCCGCGCCAATGGCAAGCCGTCATGATTGATCAAAAACACGACGTCGTCGCGCTTCACGGCTTCAGTGAAAGCGCCCTTGCGGATCACTTCACGGAAAGCCCCGCCGATCTGCGTTTCGCTGTCGAACACAGAAGCGTATCCCTCAACGGTCGGCGGCTTGTCGTCGCCATCTTTCCGGATCTCAAGTGAGCCCGCCGGGACAAATCTATTCTCCAGGTCGTCGGTTTTCATGTCGTGCCTTTCCAGTATTTATCCGCCGCGAAGTCAAACGAGTGCGGATTTAAAAGCCCTTGATCAAATCCCTTTTTCAGAAGATCTGCCGCAAGCCTGATTTCAGTGATTTCTTGGATCATGCGAGTGAAGTCCGCACAATCGCGGTCGACCATTCGATGACCGTCGGAAGTCAATTCGACCTTCGTCAGTCTGGCCAGTTGAGCGGTGATCAATTCCAAGCGGACTTCGGTCGGCCATGCCCGCGAAATCCGCGATCTCATTTCCATGTGAACTCGCTTTTTCGCGCGCCGGATCCCGATCGCTTTATGATCAGGATCGAACGCGATCGTTTCTTCACTCGGCGTCATTATTGCCCTCGCCTTCCCCGGCTTTGCTGACCGCGTTGTCCGGGTTATTCAATTGCGCATCCTGTTGATTTTTCAGAGGCATCGAAGCGCCTTGAATGTAAGCTTCGTCGCCGCCTTCGATCGGCGCGCGGTTTTCAAGCGCCCGGACTTCGTTCGGCGTCATGAAACCGTTCTGAACGGCGGTCGCGAAACCGTCCATCCGTGTCTTGAAGTCGCCGCGAAGCAAGCCGTCCAGATTGAACGACGCATAATGTTTTTTCTCGAACCGGCCCCAAAGCTTCAGATCCAGTTCGGCTTCGATCTGCTCCGTCCATCTTGTCAGCGTGTGCTTAACGAAGTGAAGATCCTGCTGTTCGGTGTTTGAGTGCGTCCCGTTCGTAAGATCCTGAAGGAACGTCGGCGGCAAGTTGAACACGCGGGCGATCTCTTCGACACAGAAGCGCTTCAGTTCGATCAATTGCATGTCCTTAGCGTTGAAGCCGATCGGCTTCACCTCATGACCAGCGGGAAGCACAAGCGCCTGTTTGCCCGCCTTATGCTTATCCGCCATCGCCTTCGGAATGTCTTCAGCGGCGCGTTCTGCCGCCGCCACGGAAGCGAAAGGCCCATGAACGACGACCGGCGGTAAGCCGCCATTGTCAAAGACCTTCGCGCCGTATCGGTCCGCCGCGATCGTAACCCCAAGCGCTTCCTTCGCTAGGTCCATCGCGCCGACGTGCGTGACCATGTCCTGATCCAGCGTGAACACAATGTCCAAGACTTCATCCGGCGTGTAATACTTCGCCGCCTTGCCCTCGACCTTCACTTTGTAGCGCCGATCCATGACCGAACCTTCGACCGTCAAAGTCGACGGCGCGACTGGCCAAATGTTTCGAACTTCGTTCGTCCGGGGATCCCGTTCGATCGTCGACACATGGCGACCCCAAATAAGCGCATGTGTCATAACGATCCGACGCCATTCAAACGACGACATGTTCGGATTTGGCGCGCGACCCAAGACTTGACCGATCTGCTTCGTCGATTTCTTCGACGTGTTGTCTTTGATCTTCCGTTCGTAAACGTGAAGCGGCAATCCGGCGAGTGTCGTCGCGATGAAGTTGACCGCCGCCCCAAACGCCGGAACGCCCATCGCAACCCGATCCGTGATCTGGATTTCGGTCACACTCGATCGCGTTCCCAAGCCAAGCCATTTCGCCAGATTACTATCAGTCAGGCGAACAGTCTGATCGTCGCGAAGTTCAGGACCGCGACGGGAAAAAATGCGCTCAAGGATCGATGGTTTAGACAAGACTGAACTCCGGATCTTCGTATGGCGAAACGGGTGCTTTTGGAACACTTAAAGCCGACTTAGCACAGCCGACCGACATGGCTAACGCGACAACCCCGTCGATCCGGATCGTCGACTTGCGTTTGTCGAAGATCCGGTTGTCGGTCCCGGCGGGATCTTCCCGGACGACGACGCCCCCGACGTTCCATCTCAGAACCGGATTGACCTTGATCCGGATCCGACCTTCGATCAGCGCGTTTTCGGTTTCCTGAACCGAAGACGGCATCCACATGGGATTATCCATATGTTTGCCCGTCATCGGATCCTTCACGGGTTCATTGTTGACGTCGTACATCTTCGCGCGCCGGAAGCCTTGCGGGTGTTCGATCAGCGGGATCTGAAACCCTTCGTCCTGAAGGTTCTGATCTAGTTCCTTGTGTCGATAATTGTCATACGCGATCGACTTCAGATCAAACCGATCTTGAGCCCATGCCATGCGTTCAGCGACCGGAATCATTTTGATCACCTTTCCAGGCGAAAGGAATAAATGCCCCTGTTCAGCCCAAAGATCATAGCGAACCCGGTCCCGATCGATCGCCGATTGAAGCCCATCTTTCGGACGCCATTGATCGACGACAATGTCGTAATTGATCCGCCCTTCGTCATCGAACCAAGGCCAGCAACGCGCGAAGGCGGTCATGTCGGTCGTGAACGAAAGGTCCAATCCGCCATAGCAGGGATCGCCCTCGTGTTTCGCGTCCAGATCTTCTTCGGTCTCGCAAGCCGTCCAGATCTCCCGGCTGATCCATGCGCCCGCCGCGTCCGTCCATCGACAGAAGTTCAGGCGAAGGATCGTGTTCTGTTTCGACGGCTGATCCTTCGCCGTCTGAACCTGCGATCGCAAGTATTCGGGTTTGATCGTGATCCCAAGCGACGGGTTCGCTTTTGGCCAACACTTTTCGTCGTTCAGCGGGTCGTCGTCGTCGTCCAGATCTGAGATGAAGGTGAAGACCCGGTCGATCGATTGGAACTCGTTCGGATCCAGTTCCCCGCGCGCGATCTGCTTCGCGAAATCATGCTGTTCGCCACATGGCGTCGTCCGGTCGGATCCGGAATTGGTGATCACGAACAGAAGCGGATTTTCGCGCCCTTTGAAGCCTGCTTTCAGCATGTCGTAAGCGTGAGCGGTCTTGTGTTCGTGATACTCGTCAACTAGCGCGCAATTCGGGCGCGGACCGCTGACCATTTCGTCTTGTGACAGCGGCTTGAAGATGCTGTCGCTTTCTTCGTGTTTCCATTGCCAAATCGGGTTTCCGCCGGACTTCGTCAAACGATCTTGAAGCGCCGGGGATCGCTTGATCATCTTCGTCGCGTCATTGAACAGGATCATCGCTTGTTGTTTGATCGTCGCCGCCGCATAAACTTCCGCACTGGCGACGCCGTCCGCGATCATGCAATACAGACCGACCCCGGCGGCGAGCGGCGACTTCCCGGATCCCTTGCCTGTCTCGATGTAGGCTTCGCGAAACCGGCGGACCAATTTCCCGCGCGTTGGATCCCACATTTTCCACCCGAACAGGGATCCGATCACAAACTGTTGCCAGTTGATCAGGTGAAACGGAACCGCTTCGTCATCGGCTTCGACCGTCAAGATCGCAGGGAAGAACCGAAGCGCTCTGTTCGCGGCTTCTTCGTCAAAAATCAGGCCCCGTTCTTCGCCCTCGCGTAAGTCGCGCAAAAAGCGGGCGCATTCGCCACGGACCGAAGGCCCTGCGATGATCTGTCCCCGATCTACTGCGGACGCGTATTCGGCGACGGCGTTCACGCGGCATTCGCCGCCGGTCCGCCGAAGAATTCATCGGTCGGATCCGCTTCAGGTTCTTCGGATCCGTAATTCGGCGCGACTTTTGCCAGCCCCGAAGCGGTCATCCCGAATTCATAGTGAAGCGTCATCATGCGCCCGCGAAGTTTATCGCATTGGGTCGCTAGGGGATGGTTTCGCTTCGACGTTCCGTGTTGCGTCGTGACGTCGATCGTCCGACCTTCGACCTTCAGCAAGGTCTTCACTTCTTCGAACTCCAAATGCGTTTCGACGAAGTTGATCACAGCCAATTCGTCGACCTGAGAGGCGATCCCGATCTTGACGCAATGTTTTTGAAGGTGCTTCCAGGTCTTTTGAAAATCTTTCGGCATTCCCCTAGGCATTTTGAAGGGAAATCCGTCTAATTTCGCCATTTTGGGAAGGTCTTTTCGGTCCGCTTTTTTGACGTAATTCGCGCCGACCAGCTTCTTCACGTTCGCCGGTAATTTTCTTGCCATTTGCAAATCCCTTCGTTTTGAAAAAAATGTGTGTCGAGGCCCCACGCCGCTCCTCTCTCATATCC